GATAACGAAGTTAAAATCATCAAAGACCAATTGCAACAGTGGGTTGCACTGAACGAATTTAACAAACGCATGTTTAAAATTGTGCGTAATACGTTGAAATACGGTGATCAAGTGTTTATTCGTGATCCAGAAAACTTTAAACTCATGTGGACAGAAATGAGTAAAGTTACCAAAGTTATTGTTAACGAAGGCGAAGGTAAAAAGCCCGAGCAGTACTTGATTAAAGACTTAAACCCTAATTTCCAAAATCTAACAGTTACTGCGGTTGCAACTACAGACACTTATATGAACCACCCGCAAGTAGGTGGCCCAAGCGGTAGTTATACACAACCACAAAGCCCATTTGGTGGCGGAAGTCGCTTTAGCCATGCTAAAAACGAAGCTGCCATTAACGCAGAACATGTGGTACACATCAGTTTAACTGAAGGTTTAGATGTGTATTGGCCATTTGGCAATAGTGTATTAGAGAACATTTTTAAAGTCTTTAAGCAGAAAGAACTGCTTGAAGATAGTATTATTATCTACCGTGTGCAACGTGCTCCAGAACGTCGTATCTTTAAAATTGACGTGGGCAACATGCCAAGTCACATGGCTATGGCGTTTGTGGAACGTATTAAAAACGAAATCCATCAACGTCGTATTCCCACACAATCAGGTACAGGCAGCAACGCTAACATGATGGATGCTACTTATAATCCACTTAGTACCAACGAAGATTACTTCTTCCCAACTACTGCAGACGGACGTGGATCTAGTGTAGATGTGCTTCCTGGTGGTGCTAACCTAGGCGAAATCACTGATTTGCGCTTCTTTACCAATAAGTTATTCCGTGGGTTGCGTATTCCTAGCAGTTATTTGCCTACTACTGCTGACGACGGATCACAAGCATATACAGACGGTCGTGTAGGCACTGCACTTATTCAAGAATGGCGCTTTAATCAGTACTGCCAACGCTTGCAAGGCATGATTGCTGACAAGTTAGACAGTGAATTTAAACTGTTTATGCGTTGGAGGGGATTTAATATTGACGGATCACTATTTGATTTGTCATTTAATGAGCCACAAAACTTTGCACAGTATCGTCAAGCCGACATTGACAGTGCTCGTATTGCTACATTTACACAGTTAGAGCAGTACCCATACTTAAGTAAACGATTCTTAATGAAACGTTATTTGGGAATGACTGAGCAGGAGATTTCCGAGAACGAAATGGCCTGGGCAGAAGAACGTGGCGACACTGAACTTGCTACACCAGATGCTCCGGGATTACGTAATGTTGGAATTAGCCCCGGAAGTATCCAAAGTGATTTGGAAGGACTAGGCCCCGAAGCTCCGGCAGTTGACGGCGGAGTTGGCGGGGCACCTGAAGGTGTGGGCCCTGGTGCAGCCGCTGGAGTTAATGCAGCAAGTCCGGCTCTTTAATAAAAATGGTTAAATAGTATTATGAACATATTTGAACTATTTGAACCGGCTCCTGCAGGTTATCAAACTGAAAAAGATGATAACTCAGTGGCCAAAATGACCGATAGTCGTGGGGCAAATCGTGTGACCCTGGCGCACTTAAATCAGCTAAGATTAAGTCATGACGCTAAAAAACTTGAACACGAAAAGAAGCTACAAGCAGTGGCAAAACAGTACACACCGGCACCAGAAGGTGGCGCTGTACCAGGTCTGTAACAGATTTGTAATACAAATCTTCAAAAAACGTCAAAATATACCCATTTAACGTAGAAATATGCGTATATAAGTAAATACTCTTACAAAGCCAAACAATATTAAGGAGTTCCTATGAACAAGTTTGAGAAATTAATTGAATACATCATCAATGATGAAGACCAAAAAGCTCGCGAGCTTTTCCATAACATCGTTGTAGAAAAATCACGTGACATATACGAAGGCATTATGGCACAAGAAGAAGTTAGCGGTCGTGAAGTTGAAGACATGCAACACGAAATGCAAGACGAAGAAGCTATGCATGAAGAGTCTGATGAAGATGGTGAGACACCTGAAGGTGGCGATCACGAATTCAGCTTAGACGGTGCAGATGACGGCGAAGAAGGCGAAATGGCTGGCGATATCGAAGGTGGCATGCCTGGCGATGAAGGCAATGCTGAAGAGCAAGAAATTGAACACCAAGTAATGAGCATTGACAGCAAACTAGATGAGTTGTTGGCAAAGTTTGACGAAATCATGGGCGGATCAGAAGGCGGCATGGAAGAGCCAATGGGCGAGCCAGCTGCTGGCGGTATGGAACCAGGTGTAGAAGAGCCAATGGACGAAATGTTCATGGAAGAAGAAGAGGAAGAAGAGGAAGAAGAGGAAGAATCTAAAGAGCCTCCAAAGAAGAAGACTGAAGAAAGTCGTACTCCTCGCATGAAATCTACTGCTGAACTAATGCGTGAATACACAGAAAAAATTGCTGATATTAACTTAGACCAAAACACATATTCTGAAGGTGAACCAGTTGGTACAGGTAACAAAACAGGTAAAGTTGCAGTAAACACTAAACCAGGATCAATCGGCCCAGGTAATAACTTTGGTGGCGATGCTAACATGGCACACGGTGGCGAGCAAAATGCAGACGGTACAAAACCACAAACTGCTAGCAACGAATACAACAAAGGCCAAACTGAGCAACCATTGTCTAAGAAAGACGGCGGATACAAAAACAAAGTTGGCGGAAACAAGCCTTGGAATCAAGGTGGCGACGGCGGTCACGGAGCTGAGAAAAACGGCGACAGCGAGACTGGTAAAACAGTTGGAACTGGCAGCACTGACAAAGCAAGTGTAAACAAAAAGCCAGTGCAAGTACAAAACACTGGTAAGAAGTAATAGGAACTACAAATGGCTTTGTACCTACGTGAGAACTTAACTTTTGACCGAGCAGGGCTTGAGATTATATCAGAAGCCGCTGCTGACGGGAAAGGTAAGAGTCTCAAAATGAAAGGGATATTCATCGAGGGAGGCGTGAAGAACGCTAACCAACGTGTTTATCCTGTTCATGAAATTGAAAAAGCCGTTAATGCCATTAACGGACAAATTCATGAAGGACATAGTGTACTAGGTGAAGTAGATCATCCTGATGACTTAAAAATTAATTTGGACCGTGTGTCACACATGATTGAAAAAATGTGGATGGATGGACCTGCCGGATTCGGCACATTGAAAATATTACCAACCCCCATGGGACAACTAGTTGAAGCAATGCTAACAAGCGGAGTTAAACTAGGAGTATCAAGTCGTGGATCAGGGGAAGTAAATGAAAGCACTGGACACGTTAGTGGTTTTGAAATCATTACTGTGGACATTGTAGCACAACCGAGTGCTCCTCATGCATATCCTAAGGCAATCTATGAAGGTCTTATGAACATGCGTGGAGGTGCTCAGTTATTTGAAGTGGCACGTGAAGCCAATCAAGATCAAAAAGTACAAAAGTACCTGAGAGAAGGCATTAAAAGCCTAATCAAAGATTTAAAACTATAGGAGATATCCAGATGTTAGATGCTATCAAACCATTGTTGGATAACGGAATTATTAACGAAGACACTCGTACTGCGATTGCTGAAGCCTGGGAAGCCAGAATTACTGAAGCAAAAGAACAAGTACGTGCTGAACTACGTGAAGAATTCGCACAACGTTATGCACATGACAAATCAGTTATGGTTGAAGCTCTTGACAAAATGGTTACCGAGTCTCTCACTGCTGAACTGCAAGAGTTCGCAGACGAAAAACAGAAATTAGCAGAAGACCGTGTTGCATTTAAACGCACTATGGTTGAAAGTGCAGGTAAATTCAATAATTTCATGACTGCTAAACTAGCAGAAGAAATTAAAGAACTACGTAAAGATCGTCAAGTTTATGAAGCAGCTATCGCCAAATTAGAAAACTTTACAATCCGTGCACTGGCCGAAGAAATCAAAGAATTTGAAGCAGACAAGCGTGCAGTAGTGGAAACTAAAGTACGTCTAGTTCGCGAAGGTAAAGCTAAATTAGCTGAACTACAAAGCAAATTCGTTGCTCAATCTGCACAAGCTGTACAAGAGGCAGTTACCAGTTCGTTAGAGTCAGAATTGACTCAACTAAAAGAAGATATCCAAATTGCTCGTGAGAACATGTTTGGACGTCGTCTATTTGAAGCATTTGCTACGGAATTTGCTGGTACTCATTTAAATGAGAACAAACAAATACGTGAGTTACAGGCTACAGTAGCTAAAGTAACTAATAAGTTAAGCGAAGCAGTTCGCGTAATTGAAAGCAAAAATGTTCTAGTTGAGAGTAAAGAACGTGAAGTTCGTATTATTAAGGAATCAGCAGAGCGCAAGGAACGTCTTGCAGAAATGTTGAAACCTCTAAACAAAGAGAAAGCCGCAATTATGCGTGACTTACTTGAATCAGTGCAGACTAATAAGTTACAGTCCGCATATGAGAAGTATCTACCTGCAGTTCTGAACAACAGTTCAGTTAAGCCAGTTGCTGAAAAGCAAGTTGTATTAACAGAATCACGTTCAGTGGCAACAGGTGATAAAACTGCTAAAACTGCCGTTACAGTTGAAAATACAGAAGCATCTTCGTATGACAATGTATTTGAAATGAAACGTTTAGCAGGGCTAAAGTGACTAACCCTAAATAGGAGAAAATGGAAATGACACAAGCATTATTAGAAAGCCGTTGGGGCGAAACCAAAGACGCTCTGCTAGAAGGCTTACAAGGTTCTAAAAGAACAACAATGGGCGTAATCTTAGAAAACACTCGCAAGATGTTGGCTGAGAACGCAACAGGCGGTGCAACACAAGCAGGTAACGTAGCTACACTTAACCGTGTGATTCTACCAGTTATCCGTCGTGTTATGCCAACAGTTATCGCTAATGAAATCGTTGGTGTACAACCAATGACAGGTCCAGTTGCACAGATTCATACACTACGTGTACGTTATGCTGACAACGTGACTGATGGATCAGCATATGCTACATCAGCAGCTGCTGGTGACGAGGCATTGAGCCCATTCAAGATTGCGGTTGCTTATTCTGGTAGTTCATCTACAGGCCAAGCTACATCTACAAGTACACTTGAGGGTGTTGCAGGTAACAGAATCAACGTTCAAATCTTGAAACAAGTTGTTGAAGCTAAAACACGCAAATTGTCTGCTCGTTGGACATTTGAAGCTGCGCAAGATGCACAATCTATGCACGGTTTGGACGTGGAAGCTGAAATTATGGCAGCTTTGGCTCAAGAAATTACAGTTGAGATTGACCAAGAAATTCTTGGATCACTACGTGCACTAGCTGCTACTGACTACGCATATGACCAAAGCGCAGTTAGCGGTACTGCTACTTTCGTTGGTGATGAGCATGCTGCTTTAGCAGTATTGATCAATCGTACAGCTAACTTGATTGCACAACGTACACGTCGTGGCGCAGGTAACTGGGCAGTTGTAAGTCCAGCAAGTTTGACAGTATTGCAATCTGCAACTACTTCAGCTTTTGCTCGTACAACAGAAGGTACATTCGAAGCTCCTACAAACACTAAGTTTGTTGGTACATTGAATGGCGCAATGAAAGTTTATGTTGACGGTTATGCAAACGACAACCAATCAGTTCTAGTTGGTTATAAAGGTTCTAGCGAAGCTGATGCAGCTGCGTTCTATTGCCCTTATATTCCTTTGATGAGCTCTGGTGTTGTTCTAGACCCAAGCACATTCGAACCAGTAGTTTCGTTTATGACACGTTATGGATACGTGGAATTGACAAACACAGCATCTTCTCTAGGAAATGCTGGTGACTACGTTGGTGAGATCAGTGTAGCAAATCTATCATTCCAATAATATTGGATTAAACTTTTTACCCTCGGGATGGGAAGTTTACTTAAAAGGCTCTTTGGAGCCTTTTTTGTTGGCGGTACAATCTGTGAGATAAATATTTTTGTAGCAACAGTTGCTACAGCTCGTGTTCAACACACATACACACAAAGGAGAAAAATATGAGCAAAACACCTTTTGAGATTCGTCTCGAACTACTAAAACTCGCTAAAGATTCTTTATTTGAACCTGTTTACCACAAACGTGATGCACTTAAAGATGAATTCTTTTCTAAGCAATCAGATGAGAATAAAGGTACTATACCTTTTCCAACTTTGCCTGGTTTTCCGAGCACAGATGATATTATTGCAGAAGCTGAAAAACTCAATAAGTTTATAAGCCAACAATAATAGGAGCCCCGCAAGGGGCTTTTTGTTGCATGCCATAAATATATAGTTCACTCATACAGAGTAACTCTCGGAGCACCACTCCGGGTAGCCTAGAACGCTAACACAAGGAGAAATAAAATGGCAAAAGGTGCATTAAAAATTACAAAAACAGACGCTAGTGGTCAAATTCATGATCGCTACACAAGTTCACAGTACATCAACGGCGCATACGTTGGTGGAACAGGTGGCGATACAAGCCAAACAGGTCGTCAACTACAAGTACAAGTTCATATCAACGGACAAAGTTCTGCACAAGGATTTATTGTTAGACAAAAAGGTGAACATAAATTCCTAGTACAAGATGCAAGTGCAAACAGAGGAGTGTGTACATTGGTAAACACACCAAGTCCGGCTGCCGGTCAAATGAATATTTTGTTGACATTGAACACAACAAGTGCAAACATTGCTTCAGCAAATATCGCAGGCGGCGCAACATCTACATACATCACATATGATACACGTAGCTCTGTAACAGGCCCTGTTGCAAGCCCTCGTTTAGGTGATTACATCATTGGATTTACTGGCGCTGCTGCAGTTGCTCAAGTTACTGCAATCAACGCAGTTGGTAACGTAACAGTTGCAACTTCTGGAAATGTATTAGGACAAACTGGAGTTAGTATCAGTACATGTACTTACGCAAGTAAAATTACAAACAAATTTGTTTATGATTTTGGAACCGACGGTGTATTAAGCGATAACATTTCTGGAGGATATAATCCTAACAAATTCCGTTATCATTTAGCAGCACCAGACGGCACATTTATTCAAGCACAGTACGCTTAATAACAAACAGCTATTTTGAAATAGCATGACTCAATTTTAAACGGCCTTCGGGCCGTTTTTTTGTAAAAACATTCTATTAATTCTTGCTAAATATACAATAAACAAGGTTTTGATAATGTCAGCCACAAAAAGAATATCCGGTAATTATACCATAGCAACTGTAAATCCAAATGATACAGTTAATATTAACACTAGTTTAGTTACGATAAACGGTAACTTAATTGTCACGGGCAACAGTCAACAGATTGTAAGCACAGACAGTGCAATTACAAATAACATTATTACACTAAATCATGGTGTTACTACCCCAAATCCATTTGGTGCGGCCATTGAAGTTGATCGCGGTGGCGGCGGATATGCAAATGTACAGTTGCGTTGGAACGAAACATTA